CAACCCATCTATGTATCCAGTCCAAACAGATCTTTCATTAGGATGCGCTGGCAACGTTAACCCAGGAGGATTTAATGGCAAAACATCATCAGGCAATTTATTATTTCCAACAGGCTTTCCGTGTCCGTCATTGGCTCTACAAATATGGCTTGTAATCCCATCTAAAGTTGCGGTAAAAATTTCAGCGCTCACTATTTCGGAATTTTCTCTCCACACATCTTCTCTTGCTGCATTAGAAACATGATTAACAGCAGTATTAACTAACGCTCTTGTGTTTCTTCTTGTTCTTGACAGATCTCCATCAGAAAATCTAGTTGATCTATTGCCAGCTACACGTTTAACTATGTCGTTAAGCGGCTCGCCTTGCGTCATACCTAGTTGTATCGATCTAGTTATTGATTGACGATCTGTACCAGATACACCGGCAAACCATTCTTTCATCCTGTGTCCATGAAATGGATTCTCAGTAACTATGGCTTTCAACTGTGAATCAGGTATTTCATTGAAACTAACTACAATAGGTACCGATTTTGTTAGCAGTGATATTTCTCGCTCACCTTCTGTCACTGCAAAATCTTTTAATTCCGGGACTATTAATTTTTCAACTTGTAGCAGCGCTTGCCTACGACCTAAGGTTATTGATGAAATCAAATCACGCCATTTTTTGCTTGTAAAATCTATTTCTTGCCCTTTAAACCTTCCAAGCTCTATGCGTAATTGCTCAACTAAATCTTTATCGTTAGCTTCCAACAGTTCAGCAACGCGTTTATTTAGGCCAGCACTAAATCTTCTGACGCCTATTTGGTGTCTTAAAACTGCGTCCCTATATTCCTCGTTGGAAGTTGCCATTTACTATTGCGCTGGATCAATATTTGTTTCTGTAATGCCGAATATTTGCGGCGGCTCATCTGCAAGCGCGAGAAGATCCTTTTCTTCGTCAAAATCATCTGACAACACGTTGTGACGTTTATAAGCGCTCAATAGAGTTGATCTGCTAATGTCTCGACGCGCCCTGGCCTTGTCAAGCAATTCTAGTCCCGCTGTATTGTCATTTTCGTTGAAGTCTTTAACAACCTGTACGCTACCGCCTAACTCCTTTATCCCCATCCAATCAGCTGTGAATTTAAGAGCTTGCGCCACGGCATCTTCAAATATTACCGCCATTGAACTTAGATCGCTCGATGACTCTGCGCTATCCAAAACCCTTTCAGTTGCTGTATTGCCTGATAGCTTCTTCTTTAAAAACTCAGCTCCATAACCGGCCATTTGCTGCTCAATATCTTGAAGATCTTGCCTTCCAGCCTCTATAGCCGCTCCGCTATGCTCAATATAATAATATTTACTATCTGGATCTGAATCAGTTAAAGCGCGTCTTGGCCCAAGAACTATTGGATTTGTGTCGTCATGATTAACACCAGCGCCGCCTAAAATAGGGAATCGTGCAACAGTCAATATATTTCTTTGTTCAGAAGCTGAAGCCCAATGCTCTATATTCTTGTCCGCCAAATCAAGGAGAGGAGGTTTGCCCTCCATAAAACCTTCTTTGTTAGCATAAAAGGTGACCAAAGGGATATAAGATAAACCTGTTTTCCATTCTTCTGTTATTTTCCACTTTGCACTTTTTTTGCCACTCTCTCTTTCGTGTATCTGAACTGCGCCTGGCAACAAAACTCTTACCTTTTGACGAACAGACTGAGAGAAGCCGTCATTAACAGTCTCCTCTTCCAGTATACGAACGCGCGTCAATGTCTCTATTCCATCTATGTATGCAACATCAGCGCCAATAATATTCTCTGGTTTAATAAAAACCCAGTACGGCCTTACTCCTTCTTTCCTGTCATCATCAAGCGTTCGTGTTGTGCCATCTTTCTTCAGTTTTGGTTTTGGGCTGTCTACAAGAACATGAGCAAAAGATTTTGCAAGACCTTCTTTGAACCAATCTCGACCGAAAATACCAATGTTATTGCCCTGCAGATCAACATTAGGCAATATAGAATCCTTTATCCTTTCAGGGATATCATCCCCTAGCTGAATAGGATCTGAGAACGGCTTGCTAGCTAACGAATTAAGTGTCTGCTCAACCATGTTTAGCAATGTTGTGGCGGCTATCCTTGAGTTGTATTGCTTAATTGGCTCGTATTCATGCTGAGGAGCGTATAAAGTACCCGCTGCCCTCATAGCATCAGTGCCCCCTAGCAATGCCTCAATCTTTCGCCACTTAGGAGCCATACGGCGATACGAAAGACTTGTCGTTGTTGGATCTAGCTTATCTTCTGGCATGACTTCTCCATGAATTACATCGCGCCGCCGAACGACGGTCTGGCTAATGGGAACTTCCTATATATGTAATATCCTACTGAATCATTCCAGTCATCAATTGATGGGTGCTGCTGGAATTTTTCTGGCTCTCCATTTTTATCATATGTTTGACTATCTAATGCATCGGATAATTCTGGGCATTTATCTAAATCGATTTGTATCTGGTCTTTTGATAGCTTCGCATTAACAGAATTAACCCTGTCTCGAACAAAAGGATTTCCCTTTGGAGCATTAACTCTATAACCAGCCGCAATAATTATCTGTATATCACTCAAACTTGCATTAGTACCTCTAGCCTTACCTGTTGCATCTGGATAAATCGTTATCTGTCTGCCTTTGTAATTATTCAGGTTGTTTACGAAATCATAAGTATCGTGACTGACAAACTCATCAATTGCATATATATGCACCCCTTCTTCTGTCCATACAGTGCTACAACAGCCGCCAATATTAAAGTCATGCCCAATATGGATATGATTGATATCTGCTTTGCTTTTATCTTTTAATGCATGCCGTTCTTTATCAAAGAAGTGATAAACGTTATGTTGGTTTAAATTAACAAATTCACCATCAAGGTATAACGACGCTAATTTGTCATCATAATTTAATCGTATTTGGTCGGCATATCCTTCGGGTAAAAACTTATTATCAGTCGTCTTTGCTTTTATTAACTGATGATCTTTGTCTGGATTTTTACCCCATTTTTCATAAGTAAAGCCATGTTTTCCATGGTCTGGTGAAGTGACAGCGCCGATTGTATTTATGCCTGATTTTGTTTTCTGCCTAGTCCTTTCTACAACCTTACGCCAGACCTCCCTGGCCTTATCCCTAACAAGGGTATCTATTTCATCTACAATCGAGTGAGCCACTTCAAACGCTATGAATCTTTTTGGATTGTCATATGACCTTAAGTACACAGAACCAAAGCCAATTATATCTATAGAGTATTCTGATTTGTTTAGTTTGAAAGGCAGCCGCAGTCTTGTGAGTTGATCTATGAATCCAGGTATTGCACGCAGTCTTAATAAATCGTATGTAGGCATAGCGTAAAGGGTATTGATTCCTGGCTCACGCAACATAAGCATAAGAGGCCTTATTATCCCGCCTTCTGTCTTCCCACTGCCTAGCCCGCCGACTAAAGCAGGATAAAGAGAATATGTTGTCACAAACTCCTTTTGTGCTGGCAATAGTGGAATGTCTAAATTTAAATCCATCAAGCATCTGACAAAGTGATGTTTATGGTAGTTGGCGTATCAGACTTTCTGCTATCTTCACTAAACATTCCCAAGTGCTTTGCTAAACTATCTAGCGCGCCTTTTTTATCAGCGAATCTGATTTTCTTTATCGTTTCATAATCATCTTCACCGATTTTTCTGTTTGATACGTCTATCCCTGTTATGCAAGCAGCGACGTCATCTGGCATTTGATGAATTGGAAGCACATCGCCATCTTCACCGTAGAAATCCTTAGGCTGAACATATGCTAGTTTTGCATACTCTTCCAAAACTCTATCTTGGGTTATTTCAGTACGGGAAGAACGGGCTTTTTGTCTTTCTGATAAATATTTTTGTACGGAAGGTTTTGTTAGGTTCTCAAAACCTATTGCTTTAGCTGTTTTTTCACTATACCCAGCACGAATTGCGGCCTTCTTTGCGTTCAAGTCGACCAGATATTCATCAACAAACCGTTTCTGTTTAGGAGTTAACTTTTGCAATATATAAGTAAAATATTATACTAAAGTGATATTATATAA